TTTTCGCTGCAGCGGTCGTCCTGACTCACTTCTTCAGTCCAATCCTTTACGTACTTTATCAGCCATGATTCACAGACTGCACAGACGGCCTTATTTTCTTCTTGTCTAAGCAGGTCGTCTGTCAGGTCTAATTCTATGAGGTCAAGTAACACGTCCGGATCCCGGGCGAACACACCGGAACCACTGGCCCGGTCCATAGAACGCTTCTGTCCCTGGTAACCCTTTGAGTGGTGGTGACAGTAGATTNCGGCCGCTCCCAGGTCGTGACAGATNANGTCAAACTGGTTACAGAAGTGAGCCATTTGATCAGCTGAGTTTTCATCACCTGTGATGACTTTATAGATAGGGTCAATAATGATAGCTATGTAGTTCTTTTTAGCAGCTCTCCGGATTAACTTCGGTGCCAGTTTATCCATGGGTACACTTTTGCCCCTGAGGTTCCAAATATCGATATTATCCAGATTCTTGGGCTGCCAGCCTAAGGACTGGTACACATCTTTGAACCGGTGTAAGCAGCTGGCCCGGTCCAATTCCAGGTTTACATACATAACCTTACCCTGTGCACACTTCCATCCCAGCCATTCCTTGCCCTCAGCGATGGCGCAGCAGAGTTCAATAAGAGCAAATGACTTGCCGGCTTTAGATGGCCCGGCCAGCAGCATTTTATGGCCCTGTCTGAGCACTCCCTCAATAAGAGGTGGCGCCAGGTCAGGAAGGTTGTCCCACACATTAGCCATAGATTCTGGTTCTGGCAAGTCGTCATTTACAGCTTCTATCCAGTCTTTCCACTCCTGCCAGCTTTCCTTACCGATATTGGTATCCACCAGGAATTGTTTATGACCGTTGCGCATCACCCCGGGCATCCTGGATAACCTGGAAGGATTCCGGTTTTGGCTATCTACTTTGAGACCGTTTTTCTTGCAAACATCATAGAGATAGTCAACTCGTTTCCTGTATTCCTCATAATTGCTGGCCTCGATTTTCACTATGGCGTGAAGCGATTTTCCCCCGCTGTGCACCAGACAGGCCACCGGTAATTCAAGCTCCCTAATGATGGCGTGCTGCTGGTCTATAGGCATGTCGTCGGATTCCACCAGTGCATAGCGGTAGTCGGTCACATTCTCGTTTTTGCAGCCTTTACCATCAAGAGGGTTAAACCGGATCCAGGCCCCCACCTCAGGCCTGTAATCACCCAGGACGCTGCCAATATCACCCTTGCAATTATTTAGCTGTTGAATGAGCTCTCCAGCTGTGCGGTCCCAGCAACCTTTAGTAGGCAGGTATTTGCCGTCCTTCTCCCATGATTCAGTGACATAGCCCACATTCTCAGATGCTTCGAATAGCGTAGCCAGGTATTTAGTCAAGTGGGCCACCGGATCCCATTGTTCAGGTTCGATTACTTCCTGCCCCTCCAGCCAGTGCTTGTCCACCACTACCAGGTCATCTTTGCCGCCGATCATAGCATCCCATTCTAATTCATATCCTGGTCCGGAGTCTCTGCGTTCTGGTACCCAGCCCTGGTCTTTAGCTAGGGCTACTAATGTGCCAGTTGTTACCGGATTGGGAGAGCCCTGGAAGCTCCCCCATTTCCGGAAACATTCTCCCGGGTGGTACCGGGCCGGATCACGTTTTGACCAGTTATCCCAGTCCGCAGCTGTGTAACCGGCATCCTTAAGAGCCATGCCTACGCTGAGCCATTCCTGATAATCCAAAAGGGAGGGGTCTATGTATTCAAGCAGTTCAAGTTCAGTCATTAAGCGGCCCTCCTATCCCCATAACTCCATAAATTCAACTTCTATTGGCTTATATTCACTTGGATTAATATCTCTGGGTACCCGCCAGCCGTTGGCTGCGATCCGGTCAATAAGCTTCTTGGCTGTTTCAAACTGCCAGGTTCCTACGTGCTGAAATCCTTTTTGCTCCAAGAAACGAATCTGTTTTGGCGTGGTCAATCCTTCCATGCGGCGAACAGCCAACCGGTCTAGCAGTTTGGCAGCTTTGCCAGCGCAGTCTATTTCATCCGGGAATATCCCTAGCTTCTCCAGGGTCTTAATTTGGCTCTCACTGGGTGGCCCCATTTCCCAGCCAAAGGCCGGCACGTAGTTGGCCAGATCCTCAGCCTGGATACTCATTTCAAACTGAAGCGGATCCACGAGTTTACGTTTCCGGTTCCGCATTTCCCGGAGTTGCTTCGCCAGGGCTTCCTCCCGGGCAGCCACAACATCTTCTTTAGCCTTTTGCTCGGCTTCTTCAATGTCCACCGGACACCCCGCAGCTTCAATGTTTTCAGTCATTTTTTTGGCTACTTCCGGTGACTCGCAGATTAAATGCGCGGGATGACACAACTCATGGCGTTCTGTGTGCCAGAGGAAATCCAGTAACAGCAGGTGGTCTTTGCCATCATATAGACGAGTTCCCCGGCCCACCATCTGGCAGTATAGGCTACGAATCTTGGTTGGCCTTAACACAACAATGCAGTCTACCGACGGGCAGTCCCAGCCTTCTGTAAGGAGCATGGAATTACATAGAACATCATATTTGCCGGCTTCAAAATCTGCCAGAATTTGAGCCCGATTCTGACTGTCGCCATTTACCTCAGCGGCCCGGAACCCTTTTAGCTCCAGGATGTCCCGGAACTTCTGACTGGTTTTTATGAGCGGCAGAAATACTACTGTTTTTCGGTCCATACAGTATTTAACCATTTCATCAGCAATCTGATACAGGTACGGATCCAGAGCGGTACCTAAATCACCAGACTTGAAGTCACCGGCTTGAACTCCTACACCTGTCAGATCCAACTTAAGCGGTATAGTCTGGGCTTTAATCTTACACAGGTACCCTTCTTTTATTGCCCTGGGCAAGGTATATTCATAAGCCAATGAGTCAAAATACTGTCCCAGGTTGCGCATATCGCCCCGGTCCGGGGTGGCCGTTACGCCCAGCACCTTTGCCTGCTCGAAGTGATTTAATACTCGCTGGTAACTGTCTGCAAGGCAGTGATGGGCTTCATCTACAATGATCGTGTTAAAATAGTCCACCGGGAAACGGGCCAGCCGCGTCTCTCGCATGAGAGATTGGACGGATCCAACCACCACCCTAAACCAGCTGTCCAAACAGGTATCTTCTGCCTTTTCTACTGCACACCCTAAGCCGGTAGCCTTAGCCATTTTGTCTGCAGCCTGGTCAAGGAGCTCGCCCCGGTGAGCGAGTATCATAACCCGCTCACCATCTCGGACGCAATCCTCAGTCAGCTTGCTGAAAATTATTGTCTTGCCGGTACCGGTCGGCAGCACCAGCAGGGTTTTCCTATTCCCTTTAGCCCATTCAGCCTGGACAGCCTGTTTTGCTTCTATCTGATATGGTCTTAAGTCCATAACTAAAAGCTCCCCGGTGTAAACATTGTTTGTTGAGGCTGCTGGATTTCGGGTTCATAAAATCTCTTGATCTGGTTCATAGTTATTTCCTTACCTTCATCATTGATCCACTTACGGGTCCCAACCTGGCAGCGGCCTTTTGAACCTACCACTGTGTTCCAGTTCATTTTTAGGCGCTCACCTTTTTTGCGCTGGCCTATAGCAGTGAAGAAAGCGCAAAGTATTCCTTCAGTTTTGCTGTGCAAGAATAGGTTGTGTTTGATTATGGCGGTGCCCTCTTTGCCCTCAACTTTTACATGGAGCACAGCCTTGTTGCAGGGAGGCAGCTTATCACTGCCAGGGTGACGACCGCGCTCAAAATCAACGATTTCGAAATCGTAATCACCTTCAGGAAGTAGGACAAATTCTGGACCATCATTTTCGATGGTGTCTTCCCAACCTAATTCCCGGCCGATATCCTCAGCATTTATTTCAGTGCCAATATCTTCCCAACTCATTACTTATTCCTCCTATCTAAAATTGATTTAAATACCTGATCCCAGGCCCCTACTAACACGCCATCAATAAAGCCCGGGTCATATTTTTTTATAGGTGTATCAACCGGATAATATCCCCGACTGGCCACTGCCTGTTGAATTTCAGCCACTGTTACATTATTGGCCCTCATCAGGTCGGCTAGCTGCTTGGGTACGCCTGCCAAGATGTCTACTGGTTCATCCCAGGGCGCGGGCTCGTCCTCTGTTGAATCGACAAACTGAATATCCTGCAAGGGCACCTGTTTTGTCTCAGGTTGTTGAACTGGCTGGGCCTGTGCGGTTGACTGCCCTCGGGTGATAATCAACGGACCGATCTCGTCATAGTCCAGCGGTATCTCCGACAGTAAATCATGCCGGTTCTTAGCGTCCCAGCATGGATGGTGGGTAGTATACATTACTCTCTTGCCACCCTGTACCTTGTTTTTGCCTTTCTGAGCGCCCTGGCCGTCGACATTAATAACATGAGTCTTGTAATTGGCAAATAGGACCATATCAGCCCATTCTTTGACCAGTGGAGCAGTTTTCTTTTGGAGTTTAAGCTCCCAGCGATCATAAGACCCAATCTCATCCGGCTGCTCGAATTTTCTCATCCAGGCATGAGCAACCAGAACTACATTTATTCCGACATCAATGAGTTCTGATAATCTGTTGAGCAGCCGTCCGAATTCTTCTTCAAGGTAGGTGTAGCCTTTTCCATAGCCCCATCCTTCTAGGCCATCTTTCTTGTCACGAGCACAGAGATGTTCAATGCAAAGTTTTTCGGCCCAGTCTGCGGTATCAATGACCAGGGTGTCACAGATATGGGGATTCTGCTTAACGTATTTAACTTCTTCTATAAGCATGGTCCAGCTGGTGGGTTTAGGCAGCCGGGCTACATCCATATGCTTAGTGCTTCCCTCAGTATCGATAAAAACCGCATTAGGAAACTTAGCTGCAAAGGATGATTTACCAATGCCCTCCGGGCCATAGATAACTATTTTTTGAGCTCCTACAATTACGCCTCTGCTTATCTGCATCTAGAATTCACCTGCTTTCCATGATGGGGCTTCCTCAGCTGGCTTATCCGCACCCACTACATAACCATCTTCAATAATGATTTCGCACTCTGGTCCGGTGCTGACCCGGGTGGCGATAGCCTGCAGCCCCTCCTGCTCAAGCCAGGCCCCAAAATCCGTCAGGGTGTCCAGGTCCATCTGNTCCAGCTTATCCATAAGGACAAAGCCGCATTTCGGATTCAGCCGGCGTACAATGGCCACAGCTACCTTGAGTTGGTCGCTGCNGCTCATGTTGTCCCACTTGAATCCGTTATAAGTCAGCTCACCATCCACAACGGAGAGACCCGGCAGGGGCAGATCGGCACCATTGAGCAGGTCAATTTTAGCTTGTCTGACTTCTTCTAGCTTAACGGTTAGGGCATTGTACTGGTTGATGTATTCCTGGGCATCCATTTCAGCCTTATCCTTATCCATGTTGGCCCGGACTTTGCGATTGATTTCCTCGATGTTGGCAATGTTGGCTTCAAGCTCAGCAGTGGATTCATCGTGGAGTTGTTCAACTGTTTTTCGTGCTATGGTTATGTCGGCATCCAGCTGCTCACGCTGTGCCTTTAAGGAAATTAACTGCTTTTCCAAATCAGCAATTTGTTTTTGCACTTCGTTGTAATTGAATTCAAGGGTACGCAGGTTTTCGCGTTTTCGCTGGTTCTCGCCATTGCGAGCCAGAATTTCTTGCTGTTGTTTGATGAGGTCAGATGCAGATATAAGTTCTTTAGGTGCGTCCGGGTAATAAGGCTGCTCGGCTGCAAACTTCTTTTTCTGGTCAGCAATCTGCCCAATGGCATGTCGCTGGTTGTAAATTTCCTTTTCCTGCTGTTCCAACTCAAAAAGCTTGTCTCCTACACCAATAATCTGCAGCAGGGTCTGAGCCTTTTCTTTATTACTGGCTTGTATAAATTTGGGCAGGTCTAGTGCCAGCTGCTCTACAAACTCATTGAGCAGTTGCTGACCGCCTTTACGGCCTTTCGGGTCGATTACCTTCAGGTCAGAGTTTTTGCCTTTCCTCTCGACTACCAGGCCGTTTGACATGACTATATGGAGATAAGGCGGAATAACAGAACCCTCCCGTTGCGGTTCTGATGGACGGTACCGTTCGCCACCCAGAGCCCAGCAGATAGCATCCAATACGCTGGTCTTACCCTGATTGTTCTTTCCGCCCACTATAGTCAGCCCATTGGCCGTAGGTTCGATCTTAACGGCCTTTACGCGCTTTACATTTTCGATTTCTAGCTTGTTTATTTTGATACTCATAGGTCCTCCTTTACTGGTCGTAATTTACTCAATTTCACGGTTTTATACCCCATCCCCACTAACGGCCGTGGCTTCCCTCGGAAGGTGTTCCCGATCGGGAACGTTACTCGGGCCCGATCCACATAAACCTCTAAGATCTCCCCCAGGGAGTACCCGCCGCCCGTGCGGGGGACCATGACTTTGTCGCCGATTTTCACTCCATCACCCTCACTTCTACCTGTCTCCTCCCAAATTCCCAACATTCTGATTCAGTGGGAAAATACAGATCGATTATGTTCCCCTTGACCAGGCCACCGGTATCTTCCGCCACTGCTTC